TTGGCTATGTTAGCGCCATGACGAGCTTTAAATGACTTACGTTTAGCTTTCATCTTATCTGATTCACCAGCTTTAGGTTTACCTGCTGTAGAGGCTCCTTGCTCGCCAAAGCGTATAGTCTTAGTTACTCCACCTTCTTTAGCTACTACTACATGAGACTTCTTAGGATGGTTAGGTGTACGCTTAGGTTTGTTGTAACCTGTAAGGCCTAGCTTAGTTAACTTGTTGTCGGACATTAGAATGTTCCTTCTTTAAAGTAAAGCCAAGCCGCAAAAGCTGCTGCACCTATAATCCATAATATCTTTTTAGTGACTGATTCACCTACGGCAAGATAGAACCTTTCGTATGCTTTGTCTGCCGCTAACTCGGCTATCTCTTCTTTCTCTTTCTGTGTCAAGTGATCAGTCATTTCTATTCTCGAAGGTAAAGGGTAACACCAAACAAGGCACCCATGATAAGTAGTAAAACAGAAGCTACTTTAATAGCTATTCCTAGGTTTTCCTGAAGTGCTTTAGCACTAGCGGCTTTCTTTCTTAGTCTTTCTTTCTCAGCTTTCTTCCTGTCCCTACTAAACTGAGCTTTAAACTGTTGAAACTCATGATAGCCTAAGAGAGCTTGTTTGTTTAAGATAAACTTAAGCTCTTCCTCTTGTTTCTCTAATTGTTTCTTAGCTTGGAATGCTTCTAGTACATCAGTACCTGAGCTATTTGCAGCTTTAATGTTTATATCCTTCTCAGCACCAAAGTAAGCATTAACAGCTTGCCCTGCATCCATAAGCTCTCTGCCATTGGATAAGGTTTGCTTTATAACTTTAAATGCTGCGTTAGCAACCATAAGCTCTGCTAACATATCCATAACCTCTTTGAGTATTGTTGGCTTGTAAGCTCGTAGGGAGCCACAGGAGGCCGTATAAACCTATAGTCATACTCACGTATTACCTGAGGCTCTACGACCAGCACAGAGCCTTGTGGAGCCTGTGAGGGGCATTGGTGGACAGGATACGCTTCTGTTACTGTAGACCACATCAGATAGACCGCATATCTTTAACACAGAAAGCTGTTATAGTCTTCTTTGCTTCTACTTTGACTACCGAAAGCCCAACCATCGGGCTAACCACAGGCTCGTAGCCTCCTATCGTACCTACACGTAATAACTCTTTTCTACAGTTATCTAATGTACTGTAGCTAGACATTATCATGGGTACTTGAGGTTCACCACTAGCTAACATTGTGGCTAACACAATAGCCCACATTAGTAGTTACTACGTATTTTCATAGTTTTTTTTGCTGGTGTTTTCTTTTTGTTTTTCTTTGGTTTAGCAGGTGGACGACCTACTTTACTTCCGTATGTTCCAGTACCTTGTGGCATCTTACTATCTCCTATTTCTTAGGTTTCTTGTGGCTTAGAGTTTTACTAGAGGCAGTATGTTTTGTACCTGTCATAAGTTTACCTGATGGATGCTTATGCGTCTTGCCTGTATACTCTTTACCATTCTTTAAGTAATGCTTTACACCTTTCATTCCTTAAACCTTTTTCTTAACTGGTTTTGCTGTTTTAGCGGCTTGCTTGAAGTCACTAGCTTTAGGTCTGCCTTTGACCCCTGCTTTCTTCATTGTTTCGCCAGAGCCAGCTTTAATTCGCTTTTTCTTTGCATTGATATTCTTGTAAAGACTCATGTCAACCCTTTAAGCTTTATATACTGTAAAATTTAAAAGAATAAAAAGGGAACCGCAGTTCCCCTTTAGTTAGTTAAGGGTTATGATTAACCATTAACTGCCATGATGAATCCAGTCTCTGGACGCAACACTTGAGTGCCGTACAAGCGGTCAGCAGTATACAAGGTTCCTAAAAACTCTTGCTTGTACTGTGTTTGAGAACGAACACCTTGTTGCTCTGCAAGTACCATGGTATCTTTGTGACCCAACATTGCGCCACGGATAATACCACCAGCAGTTGCTCCGTTTTGTGCGGCAGTCTCAAGAGTAGGACAGTTAGTAGACACATAAATGTCAATACCATACAACTCACCGATCTTACCATTAACAACGCCTTGACCATTAACAAAGTCAGAGCTAACGTAACGATCAATACCCATGATAGCATTACGTAGTGCAGGTGGGATAACTAAGAAGCGTCCATCCATAGGAGCGTCTGCATCATCCAACTTCTGTACCATGTCACGTAAGAAATCATCTTCAAATACGTCAGCAGGTATAACTTGGTCTGCTGCATATACTGTAGTGCCAGTAGAAGCATCATTGTAGAACGTAGCACTGGTAATGAAGTTAGAACCATCACCATTACCAAAAGACTTACCAAGGGCAAATAGATCATCATCAACCTGCTTACCTAGGGCGTAGCCAGCATCACCAGTATAGAACTGACGTAGTGAAGCAAGTGCTTGTACGTTAGTAATATCTTCGATCATACGTGAGTATTCAAAGTGCTTGTTGATGACTACTTGTACTTCGCCCTCTGTAGCATTTTGAATAGTTACTGCGGTGTTTTCTGCCTTAGCAGTCGCAACGCCACGGGTAGGCTTAGGGATATGAATAGTATCGCCTTTCTTACCTTGCATTGCAATTTTTTTAGTTAAAGGAGCAAGTACAAGTGATTTCTCGTATGCTGCAATTACTTCGTCTGACCAAATTTCGGGGATGAAAGTTGCTGCGTCAGTGTTACCAACCATACCGCCTGTTGCGGGATATACGGAAGTAGCCATTTTTAATTTCTCTCTATATTAGGTTATTTGACCCTCTTCTCAGCGTATGCTAGTTGTATATCGTCTGAGAGAGCTAAATAGCGTTCTGGGTCTGTTTTCATAAGTTTAATAATATCAGCTCGTCTATAGATTTTCTTGGAAGAACTTGAGTCTGGGTTACCACGTGCATAACCATTTGACCCTTCTCGGACAGCTTTCTGTCTCCCTTCTTTCTCGGCCTTGATTGTTTGATTAATAGCACCTGAGCGATCTTTCCATAATCCGAAAAGTTCATTAGCTGCTTCTGTATCAAAATGCTGATCTGCCGAAACAAACATTCGTGTCCTAATCTGTGAAGCTTGAATCCACTCAGCAAACTTAGGATCATTTACAATCTCAGGTATGTCTGGGTGACTTTCTTTTAGAAGTGCCATTGAGGTCTGCTGTTTATAAGCTCTCGTTGACTGCTCTGCTGCTTTCACTGATGGATGATTATCTATTGCACGACTCATAGCCTTTTCAGGGTCAGAATAAAAATCTATATCTTCATCTGGTTCGCTTGCTCCTTGTGCTGGAGTTTGCGAGTCGAGTTGTGTGTTGATGTAACTATCGACTACCTTACGTAAGTCACCTACTTCTGAGCTTTGGCGACCTAGGAGCTTTTCAGCTTCTTGGTGCATCCTTACTACGTCTTCAAGTGATTTACCATTGTATTTGTCTGGTACTTCGTCAGCTTGCTCAGGTTGTGCCTGTTCAGGCTCCTGTGGTGCTGTGTCTTGTGCCATATCGTCTAAGCTATCAAAACGCTCGGATTGTAATTCCTCATCGAGGATAACTGCTGCCATATTAAACTCCGTACCTTAGTATTGTGGAGAAAGATTAAAAATGAAAGCTTCCTAAGATTAGGAGTTGGCTTTCTCTGCTTTTACTCTACCTTGTTCATGGTCTTTAACCCACTTCATAGTTGCACCAGCAAAATCGCCAGAGAAGGGGTCTAACATAGAACGGGGAGAGGAAAGTTGTCTGGTCGCTTTAGCTTTACAGTCTTTACACAGTTGTGTGTCTGGTGAGCCTTTGACCATATGTTCATTAACATGCCCTAGAGGACATCTGTAGTCATAGAATTTAAACATCAGCGTAATTGTCCACTAAAGGGTCGTCTTCTCTTTGAGACTCCTCTTGGCCTATACGTGTTGTTTCTTCTAAGTTGAGTATAGTACCTAAGATGTTAAGCTGGCCCTTACGGAAGTAAAGGTCTTTATCATCTTTGGTGCTTTCTACTGAATTAATGAGAGGGACATTGAGACTTAAGTCTTTGATCAGTGCTTTCCAACCTTCTGTACGAAAGAGGTCATTCATCTGTTCAAAGTAAGTTTCTAATTCATTATCTGTCATTTATACTACCTATTATACCATGTTTTTACGTTAAAGTCAAGATTTTTCTTTACTTTTCTTAGGAAGTGTGCTAGGAAGGGATAATACCTCCACCTGCTCCTCCAGCTTGGTTAGTTTGTTGAGCAAGACGCTGTAACTGCTGTTGATCTGCTCCACTACTTGGGTTAATTCCCGTTGGGATACCATTTTGTTGCGCTCCTTGTGTTTTCATTTGATTTAAAGTCATTGCTTTGTCTTTAAGCATTCGGTCTGTGACCTTAAGCCTACGTTCAAACTCACGATCATCCGCATCACCTTCCTTTATATTGGTAGTAATTGCTTTAATACGATCTATTTCCATCTCAAGTGGTATAGCCTGTGCTTCCACCTTAAGTTTCTCAGCACGTGCAGCAGACTCTTGGGCTTGTGAGGTCAAAGCAGCAGTTTGTGAAGCTTGGAATGCTAACTCAGACTGTTGAGCAGCTTGTTGTGCTTCTTGTGCTTCTGGGTTAGGTTCGGCAGCCTTGTCTATTAGGCCAATTAACTCTTCCCTATTGCTGACATTCATATTATCGACAATAGACTTAAGCATGATAGGGTAATAAGGTGTATCTTTACCCATCGTCTGTAATAATTGTACAAGTTGAGAAACTTCGTACTCCCTAGCAACAATTCCCAGTGTAGACGTAGCATTAAACTTATAGTCGCTGACAGGATAAAGCTCAGGCTCATACTGCATGTAACGCCAAGCAGCCTTAGATACGAAAGGTATCAAGAAAGACTCTTGGAAGTTAATCAAGGTACGCTTGTGTCGCTTGATAATAGCACCAAGAGACATAGAGATGCCAGCAGCAGTAGCTTCACCATTTATAGAGCCACCAACACCAGAAGAATCTACGGCACCTGTCGATTGCTGTACCATAGATTGTAGTGCCGAAGCCTGAGCAAAAGTTATTTGGCTTACATTGCCAAAGTTGAATGGGTTGATAATCTCACGTGGGTCACCATTAGTTAGCAGGAGCTTACCAGCACGAATCTCTGGCTTAGTGCCCCTAGGGATGCGTGTAGCGTCCATAGCAAGCATAGGGTGTACTGTAAGCGCAAGTGCGTCAATACGTGCCCGTAGCTCTGCATCTAGGGCTTTCTGGCTGTTGTATCCCTTTTCGCAGACACCACGACCCCAGAAACGACTAGGTACAACGTCCCAAGGAAATGCCACTACAGGACGATCTTTCATCATGTATGGGCTAGGCTCTGCCTTAAGTAAGTGAGCCTCGTTAGCTACTATGACAACAGCTTCTATGTAATAGCTTTCTTTATCCTCATCGTCTAGCTCGTAGTCTAGTTCTTTTTCAAGAAGGTGACGAGGTACTAAGCCGTAGTATTTAGTGAGGCGTGTCTTGTCGTCCTGTTGTACAGTTAACTCACTGTCAGGTTCAATGTTAAAGTCTTCACTGGCTGTGCCAATGTACATATCATTATAGACGCCTTGCTCTTGTAGTTGCTCTACAATGTGTGTGCCGACAAATTCATCAATGGCTACACCTAAGGCTTCCTCTATGTTGGTTGCTACAGGGTCTATACGGAAGTTCTGAGGCAGTACAGGGCGCATACGAACTAATGTACGTTTAGATACATTAACGCCTACGGCTTCCATAGCACCATCCATGACCTGTTCAGTAGCAGGTTTCATTTCGTTAATTTCTTCTAAGACAATCTCACCAATGCCATTACCAAACACAGCAGAGTTAATTAAGCACTCGCTTATGTCTCTACGTATCTTAGCTGTGTCAAAGTCCTCATGTAGCTTGTTACGCAAGAACATAATGTCTTGAGTCTCTGAGTCGCCCATGTTATCTTTAATGTCAAAGTATTTACCACGACCAAAGGTAGCTTCTTCAATCTCAGCTACGTTAGACTCCACGGCTTGCTGTAGTGCTGGCGCTATAATCTGACTACGCTCTGCCTGTCGTGTCTTGTCACTAGCATTCCAGATGCCACGCCATAGACGATAGTATTCCTCATGCTTTTGTGCATAGTTAGTTTCGTAATAGTCTCCCCAATCAGTAACCTTTGTCATCACCCAATCTTCAAGGCTCTGCTCAATGATAATTGGTTGTGTTGATTCGTTGTTATCTTCTGATTCTAAAGATGTGTACAATTTCATAAGTTAGTATCCACTAATTGAGTCGATTATCTCAAAGTTATCTAATTCTTCAAAGTTACCAGAGTAGGTTACTTTAGCGAGTTGATCTATATAGGCTAAGGAGTCTATTAAGTCGTCATGGGTCAAAGGGTCAGGGAACTGAAACAACTCGTCACAGAAGCGTGAGTGCCATTCCTTCTTCTTCTTGTTAAGGGTTATACGCCCATGTTCAAAACGACCTTGTAAGGCCCACATGACACGATCTGTTTTCTTCTGGTTGCCATGTGTAAGCTCCTCTACTCTAAAGTAAAAGTTCTGACGTTTCATCATATCCATGATAGGTGACATAACAGCTTGTTTGCTTATACCTTTCTCTATGCCTACTGACAAAGGTTTGTAGTCACGCACTGCTTGGAATATCTTCTTAGCTGTCTCGTCTAAAGTCCATCGTCCATAGATAATATCATCTACAAACCATCCTGACTCATCCACAAATACTATTGAAATAGCTGAGTTATCTAAACGAGAAGTCTTACCTTTCTTCTTACTGACATCTTGGAAACCAGCTAAGTCAATAGCAATATAGTAGTCTCCGTCACCTCTGGGCTTAGAACCGAATGATAACCATTCTTCTTTAAACATCTCAGAGCCTTGGTTCTTAAAGGAAGCCATAAACTCTTGTTGGAAAGCATGGGT